GCCATTAGTCAAAATACTTACGCTAAAGTCTATAATGGCATAGATGTATTAACCATTATGAGTACAGAAAAAAGTATAAAGAAACATATTTATGATAAAACAATTGTACATTTTCAGGAATCTAAAAGATAATTGTCTTCACTGGATCGAAAGAATCTCTGGAAGAATACATAACTGGGCCTGGGATCAACGCTGGAAGAAGCGGGATTCTGATGAATGGATTAAAGGATACAGGAAATGGAAAAAAACAAGATGTCCACACAACTAATGTATAAACCTTTGCCTGATTCACTCACCATTAAAACGTCTAAAGTTAATGGCTTAGGACTCTTTGCCGTAAGGGGTATTGCCCAAGGAACGAATCTTGGGATGACTCATCTCAAATTTAATGGCACTCTTTTGAGAACTCCTTTAGGAGGATTCATTAATCATAGTGACGATGCGAATGTAACGAAAGTTGAGCTACTTATGACGAATCATGATGACCGTAGCCTAAAGTTTGATTATAAAAAATGGAATCTTATTACTTTAAAAGATATTAAAGAAGGAGAAGAACTAACGGTGAAATATACGTTTTATAAAGTATGAGAACCGAACAGAATAAAATAAATAAGAAAGAAGCGAATCAAAAATATATGAAAAAGAAATTACATATTTATCCTCACCATGAAGAGTGGGCGAAAGAAAATGGATACCGAGATAATGACCAACTTAATACTCAAAATACTATTGGCTTTAAAGATGGCGCCGAAAGATAAAGAGCTACAGGAAATATATAATTGTATCTTTGCAGACGCGATGAAATATACGGATCAATTCAATATTCAAATGACAGCGGCTACCTATATTGCTATTGCCATGCGTTTATACAAGACAACGTTGAAGGAAGATGAATATCGAGCCATGGTCAAAACCATTCTAGAAACTGAAATTGAACCTTACACTAATGGGAAGGGAACCCTCCATTAATGCGATACGAATATACCATAACTAAAGAAGGTGGCGAAGCTGAAATGATGAAGGCCATGGGTTGGAAAAAACTATGTAAATCTCTTTTGCTCAAGTATCCTAAATTCAGTGGCTGGTGTACCTACATCAATAAAAAAGGACATGTCCAAGTTAAAAATTTTAATAATGGAAAAGAAACAAAAAAATTATGACAAAACTATTCACGAACCAAAAAGAAACTGATCATGCGATTAAAGCTGCAGTAGATCAGGCACATAAAGTAAAGAAAGCAACTATAACGACTCATTGCGCTAGATGTGGTTACGCCCCTAAGCCTGATGAATGGGGAAATTTAGAATTGCATTATTGCATTGATTGTGCATGAAAATTATTATGATACTAGCCACAGGAACATTACTTACATTTCCCATAGTCGAAGGAGTTGATCCCGACTGTTTTAGTCAGGGTTATAGTATCGTGAAGAAATTAGCTACCTATCACGGGCCCGGACCAGATCAAGGATGGGTTTTGAATGATTCTAACATTGAAGTAGGAGGATGGTATTGCAGGTGAAAAAGAAATGATGGAACAATTAAAATTTGAAAATCTTATTACAGAAGAAAAGGAAACTCCGGAAATAATTCCTATTCGTGCCGACGGGCTCCAACCTAGAAAATTGGAAGAGGTAATACCTGATGCTAATATTTTGCTGGACACCTATATTATTTATCCCGATGGGGGATATCATCCTTTTTATGGAGTTCCTAATACATTCCCCATCTACCAACAAAAAATATGGCCTTTTATAAAAAGAATTAAATTTTCTGAAAGATGGAAATCGCAAGAAGCATTAAACAAGATAAAGAAAGTCAGTTTGACAAACAACCAATCTATTGAACAACTAAACCCTTTTTGGAATGGTGACTATTTTATGATAGGTATAAAGAAANCTACACGTCATNTACGTAATGAATATACCTATATAAAGTTAAATGGAANACACGGCACATCTTGGAAAAGCGACACTACACCTTTTCCTATTCACAGATTGAATGCTTTAGCTTTTATTCCTAATCCAGATCCGGAGAAAAATACTCTTGTTTTACATAGAAATGGTGATCCAACAAATTTTCTTCTTAAGAATCTGAAGTGGGGGGACTACAGCGAAAATTCGAAAGATAGAGTAGTAAGAAGGCGACCCGATACTATAGAACAGAAATATTTAAATCTTGTTGTTCAGGGGTTGATAAAAGGATGATCTGGAATAAACAATTCAAATACCCAAACTCCCAGCGCAGTATCAAGGGAGAGTACGACATCAGCAAGACGCTATTGCCGAGCGTGACGACCGTTCTGAACGCGACTCAGCCTGAAGACAAGCGCAAGTCCCTAGACAAATGGGCTCGACGCGTGGGAGAAGATGAAGCGACTAGGATCAAGGAACTAGCAGGCAGACGAGGAACGGCCATGCATTTTTATTTACAAAAGTACATCGATCCTGAATGCAAGGGATACATGGATCTGACGACGATTGGACAAGTAGCCGAACCGATGGCTAAAAAGATTATTGAGAAAGGTCTTGATGACCTGACGGAAGTGTGGGGATCGGAAGTAGTGGTACATTATCCTGGCCTCTATGCAGGCGCAACCGATGTCGCTGGAATCTACGATTATTCTGAAAGTATTGTAGACTTTAAACAGAGCAACAAGCCCAAGAGAGGAGAATGGATTGCAGACTATTTCATGCAGCTAGGCGCCTATGCCATGGCTCATAATTATGTCTATGGAACCAAGATTGATCAGGGAGTTATCCTGATGTGCACGCCCGATTGCTTTTTCCAGAAGTTTGTCGTTCGCGGCAAGGAATTTGTTAAACATCAACACAACTTTTTAAGAAGACTAGATGAATATTATAAAATTNAGAGTTAGGGCCCGCAAGTTCACAGGGTGGAATGGAATCCTGCAACAAGCTAACTTAGCTGCGGTTTACCCTTGTTTTATTGAGCTGAGTTGGCACCCATGAAAGGAGGTAAAATGGAGAATAACATCGTTAAACGATTTATTTCGTGGCGGATTCGTGGCTTATTTGTGGCAGAAAAAAGGCTTAAGTCGCTTTTGAAGGCTGACACGAAGCCAGGAGCAAGCGACAAGGAGCTAGACGGACTGTATAAAATCATTTCGATACAGCTAAAAGCCATTTCAGACATGCAAAACGAAATTATCACGCTACAGTTGATAGACGACGAAAATAAAAAGTGAGCATTGGCGCCATTATCACGTAGATCACGTATATAGAGGCTCCCAGCTTTTGCATCATGTGTGAAAATGATTAATTTTAACACGTGATCTTCGTGATCCTTCTAGAATTGTTATGTATCAACACTTTTCAATCAATATCTTATATCACGTGGGTGTGATCCCATATACTACACTTGAATAGGGGCATACGCGCATGAAGGGGTTTAAAAATATTGAAAAAAGCCTAGAAGGTTCTATAGGGGTATTATATGGTAGCTCGTAATAGAAAATTCATTGGTCATTCAGAGTGGATGAATGAGTTTAATAAGATTCACAACCCAGACTACTACTATGACAAGAAAACCCAGAAGAAGAAAACCGAGAAGAAAAAAACAGGTCGTGGACGCTACACAGCCAAACACAATCCCGTATTCAAAGTATCGAGTTGAGTGGATAGATATTCTTTCTGATTCAGGTTGGGCTACTGATANAGAATTTGANAGAATGAAATTAGCCTTTCCGGTGAATGANGGTTGGCTATTTAGTAAAGATAAACAGAACATTAAAATGTTTGCNTCTTATGATAGAGATGCAGATACAAATGAGATTACTTTTGGAGACAGAACAATGATTCCTTTGGCTTGTGTTAAGAAAATGGTTAAGATTTGATAATGGATGAAGCAGAGTTCGGTATTGACGATATTAGTGAAGAAGTGTACAACAAACTAAAGGAGAAAAATAATATGACTAAAAAAAAGAAAAAGAAAATAGTTAAGAAGAAAAAGAAAAAAACTAAGAAGAAAAGAAAATAAATGTCAGTCAAAGCTGTTAAAAAACTTAAAAAACTAAAAGCTGCACTCGATAAGTTAGAAGCAAAAGAAGATATCATTCATGATGAATTGGATGAAGTAATTGAGGAATTAGAAGAATCTAACGACGACTAGGATGTGGAATCCTGATCATGTTTTGTTTTGGTTGGTGACGGGGATTGTACTAATTGTTTGGATTCATCTGTCACTTCGATATCTATAATATCTTCGGGTGTTATATTAATAATTTTACGATTGCTTTTTAACAGCTCAGCAATTTCTTTATTCATTTCTTGCTCATCTTTATCATCGTCTAATTTTCCGTGCAGAATATGTTTTTGTTCTACATAAAGACCNCCTGCTTTGCCACGCATATGTTCAGCGTTGGCTGCAGCCGAGAATGATCTATGTTTGAGTGCTTGGTCCCTGATTTTAGCTAGCTCTGTCACATGCCTGCCATAATTCACTTTAAAACGATTCCGTTGTTCTTCCCTGAGATCACCAATATATTTTACTACTAGTGGAGACTGTTCTGGATTTTGTAATTCGGAAGCTTCTTGTCGTGCACGGTTTTGGCTATAACCTGCTTCAACAGCACATTCATAACCAAACTTACGTCCTTCGTGTAGAACCACTAATTCTGCAAATTTTCTTTGCATCTCTGTTAATCTTTTAGGAACTCCCATAGTTGACAATTTAAGGTAACAATTGTAAAAAGTCAATGTGGATAAAGAAAAATATGTATGGAAACAACGAAATGAAATACTACATAAAAAGGTTAATAGACAGATGACAGAAATAAAAGACTTACATAAAAAGAGTGAAACCATTTTTGATTTGGCCAGGAAATTTCCCAATAAAACGTATGTGGAATTGGAGGCCTACAGAGACGCAGATCGACAGGAAGAAGCTGAACAGATTCCTTTGACTGAATCTCAAAAGCAACAAGAAAAGTTAGAACCTATTGCAAAGGGTGTTTGCGTGCCGGGTGAATTGAGAAAAGACAGACAAGAAATGAATCCTAAAATTAAATCTCTTGAGGAAGCATTGGCAAATGCTCTTGAAGTTAATGAGGCTCATCAAAAATTAAATGGAACATTACAAGAAAGATTAACCGAAGTGGAAGCAGATAATAAAAAACTATCCCATCAGATCGAAGATAGAATTAATAAAATGAGAAAAGCTGGATTGTAATGCTTAAAGGTAGAGATGTAATTATGATCTTTGACCGATTTGTTGGACCCAAGAAGGGGAGTGGAGTTGCTCAGGATGCTCGTGTCCAAGTTCGTACACCAGATGGTAGACATTATGATGTAATGGGTGTAGACCTTGTGGAGAATAAAATTATAGGTTCCCGAGAGACTCATCGAATTGTTATTTCTACCCACGAGGAAGTGGCTCCTATGGGCAAACCTAGGTTGATTTTATAATACATCTGTTACCTTAAAAATATTATGGGACCAGAAAGAAAATTATGGCATGAGCTTAAAAGAAATACACCTCAAATTA